AATCTCTTAACTCTTGTCTATATGTTTTCATGTCATCTGACATAGTCACATCAGATAAAGCATAAAAGTCAGTTGCAGCTAAAAGAGCATCTCTTCTAGATCTAAGGTTAGCCTGTGCTCTAGCAAGAGCACCATCTGCCCATGCTTGTTCTTCGGCATCCCTAGCTGTTTCTTCTGCAGCTGTAAACTGTACCTTCTCACCATTTATATTATGATATCTTGGCATTGTTTCTCCTTATTATTATTATTAATTAATTCCGTATAAACAAATATCTCCAGCGTCTATGTTGCCTGAAGACATTTTAAATTGTACTGCATCTATTGCTGAAGTTGTATTAGCATATCCAGCAAAAGAATCTTGTTGAACATAATCTCCAGCATAATATGATACTGTCGTACCAATAAAATGTTTTACAAATGTAGTATTACTTGGATTAAAAAGACTTAAAAATCCATCACAACATTGGTCATTATCACTTCCTAAACCTGAAGTAATTTTTTGAAATCCTGTTCCTTGTGCTAAATCATGTGATGCAGCATATTGAACTGCTGCAATAGCATCATTTTCACTATGAAATGCTTCAAAAAAACTTGAAGTTTTTGTAACATTATAATTAGATCCTGTATCTGCACTAAAATTAAATGAAAAAGTAGCAGAATCACTAGATGGATGTATATTTTTAAAAGTAAATAAGTATTCTTTATAGGTATTATCTAAAACAACTGAACTAGAACCATCAACAAAAGATAAAGTAGAAGAACTAGAAGCTGTTAGCTTTTTAATAAATGTCATACTGCCTAATCCTGTAATACTACCAAAAGCAGTTGCGTTCTTTACTCCATTATTATTTAGTTTTACAATACTCATTAACTATCCTTAATTCCATAGAGTTTTATTGTACCAGCATCAATATTTCCAGAAGTCATTTTAAATTGAACAGCATCAACTGCTGATGTTGTATTGCCATATCCAGCGATGTAAAAATTTCTTTGATAATTTGAACTACCTAATTCATTATTTACTATCATAAAATGTTTAACAAAAGTAGTTGATGATGGATTAAATAAAAACATTTCTCCACTTAAACTATAGTCATTTTGTATTGTTCCAAAATTATCATTAAATACTTGATACCCAGTTCCTTGTGCTAAATCTCTGCTAGTATTATAAGTTAAATTTGGACTACCATCATCTTCTTCATGAAATGCTTCAAAAGCACTACTTGTTTTTGTAACATTATAATTTGATCCAGTATCTACACTTAAATTAAAAGTAAATTGTGAATTGTTAGTTCCTGGGTGCATATTAATAAATTTAAAAACATAAATTGGATATGTGCTATCCAAGACTACATCTGAACTACCATGTACGAATGACAATGTAGAACTAGAACTAGCAGTTAAAGTTTTAATAAGTGTCATAGCTCCACTTGGTATTGAAGCAGCAGAAGTTACAGCACTTATGCTATTGTTGTTGTATTTAACTAATGCCATTTATGATACCCCATATAGTTTTATTGTTCCTGAATCTATGTTTCCAGAACTCATTTGAAATACTATTGCATCTATTGCAGATGTAGTATTAAAGTAACCAGCACAATATTGTTGTGCTTGAAAATTATTTGAAGAATATCTTATTGTTTTAATTAAAAAATGTTTAACAAAAGTAGTATCAGAAGGTGCAAATATAATTAATTCGCCACAACTTGATTGATCGTTGTCATTTCCTAATTTATTATTTATAAATTGTAATGATGTTCCATTAGCTTGATCTCTGCTAGTATTATAAGCTAAACTTGTACCGCTATCATCCTCAGCATGATATGCTTCAAACCAAGTAGAAGTTATACTAACATTATAATTTGAACCACCATCTATTGATCCTTGAAATTTAAAATCAACATCATCAGTTGCTGGATGAACATTAATCCATTTAATAACGTATTCTTTATAAGTAGAATCTATACCAGAAGTAAAAGATATTGTAGCTGAACTTGATGCAGTTTGTGTAGAGATAAGGTTCATTGAACCACCACTTAAACCACTTGGTTTAGTTGTGATTGCTGATAGGGAGTTGTTGTTAGCAAACTTGAGTGCCATATTACACCCCCATCAATGCATTTATCTCATCGTCATCAAGACCTAAATCTTTTAATTTTTGTTTACCTGATGCTTTTTTAGTAGACTCTGCATCATCTAATTCTGTCATTTTTGCTTGTATATCTTCTTTAGAAATAGGAGATTTAGTATCTAGATCGTGCCAAATAATACTATCTAAATCTTCATTTTTATAAGAAAATAATCTACCACTTTCTATTAAAGATATTGCTTTACTTATTTTATCCATATTTTATCTCTCTTGATTAACTTGCAGTTACTAAAGTTTGCCATTCAACAAAACCATTATCACTAAGATAAATTGTATGACCAGCATTTCCTTGTGTGCTTTTCATTTGTAGTTTGTAAGTTATTTCTGAAGTTGTACTTGGAGAATCTTTGTACCATTTACCATAATCTCTGCTTGTACTTGCACTAATATCCCAAGTAAGTACATCAGTATCTGATCCACCAACAGTTCTAACAATTTTATATTGTCCAGCACCACCACCAATACTTCCTTTAAAGTGTACACCTATCCAAACTTTATCTGATGTTGTTGTTGGTGTAATTGCAATATCAGAACCTACATCTACAAAACTAGTATTAGTTGAAGATGTTGTTGAAGCATAATCTTCTTCTGCATTAAATGCTAATAGTATTCCTCCACCTTTAATGTAGCTATAATCTACTCTTTTGATTGTACCAGCATCTGATACTAAAAATTCATCTGTATCTGCAGGTGTAGCTCCAAGAGCTGTTAAACCTGATACAATATCATTATTTAATTTTGCAGCTGTAACTGCATTAGCTGCAATACTTGCAGTAGCTACAGTTCCATCACTAGGTGTGCCTATATTTAATACATCTCCTAATAATATTATAAAATCAATTACATCATTTGTAACTAAGTTACTAGCAAAAGTGATTGTTGAACCAGAGATAGTAAAAGAACTACCTGGTTTTTGTAGGATACCATTCAAACTAACCAGCATGTGATTAGCGTTTTCTGGCTCCACATTAGCAGAAGCTACTTGCATAGTATATGCTGCCTGTCCGTTTACCACGGATATAGCATCACAAACTTGAAAGTTTCCGACTA